ATGGACAATTTTAAAAACATGGAGCCGGGTATCAAGGATACTGCGGCTTTTGATTCCGCGAACAAGGAATCCAAGAAGAAGGAAAGCAGACCCGTTATCAGCGCAAAGGCACAGACCATCTTGGAGTTCTTGCGCAACTGCACCCCTTATGAAGCCGATTCCATCCGTGGAATGGTTGGCTACGGCACGGGAAAAGGTGACATCGGCACGATTGAAGCAACCGATATGCTGGCAGTCAACCGTTTCCTCAATCACGGGCTTACCAAAGAAAATGGTACGAGCAGCGAGGCTGTCATGAAACACCGTCAAGAACGTGCCCAAAAGTTGATGGAGGCGGTCAAGGGATTTGTGGATATAAGCCAGCTTTGCCGCATCAGTGTCGCGCTGATGAAAATCTCTTCCGACTTCAAGGCTGTGGAGGATGCGCGAGGGCACCTGCAATCGCAATCCGTCGCTAATGGAAACCGAAACTGATGTCAAACTGGAACGGGATATCGGATAACACAGGAACGGACAAGTTAAACTTTCACGCATGGGATGTCTGGAAACGGCCATAGGACTTTCCGATATTCCGTTCCCATAACTTTTATCAAACGATGCAAGAAAATACAAAGGACAAGGAAAAATACAATTTCTTGCGCCCGACAGGGATTGAAACATTTGCGTTCATATTCTCCGCAGGTGCATTGCAATGGCTGCACGGAACAACAACCGATGATGACGGCAGGGAAATCGGCAACTTCACTTTGTTTGGCGACCTCTTGGCAAGGATTGCTCTTGCGGACGGCACGTCCAAAGGTTTCCACCGACCGCTTATGCTTTCAGTCGGTCAGGCGCAGTATTCCGAAGAACAGCTTTCAACCCATTGGAACATGGGCAGGAAGCGCATACGCCGCCTGTTGGGCGGACTTGAAAGGCTGGAACTCATAGACACCTGCCGTTCAAGGGTAGCGTCAGTTATGACATTTCCATGCCTGTTGCAATGGATGGCAAAGGATGGCAGCGTGGTTTCCAACCCATTCATCCACAAACAAAGGGAAAGGATAGAACCGTTCTGAATGGCTGTAAACGGGCAGACTGGCTGATTTCTCGCTTTCCTGTTGTTCCCTAATCTGGCAAGCCATCCGGTACAAACAAGGCTTACCAATGGCAAACGTGAGGGAGGTATGGCGTGAAGCGTCAGCGTTCAGTTTCGAGATATGCCGAGGTATTACCGCCTTCGGACAGTAAAACCCCGACACTCTCGCAACGGTCTGAAAGCCCGTTGTTCTTGCCGCTCGCAGGCTCGCACCATCCCTTTTGTAAATACCGTTTTACGACTATTTTAGCGACATTAGTTATGGCACATGAAGAAGATACTCCCAAGCAGCAATCCGGGCAGGAGAAGCCTGTTGTAAGGCGTGACAAGGTGGTTGTCACCAAAGTAACCTCCCAAGAACTTTCTATAATAAAAAGTAATGCGGAGCAATGCGGCATGACACGCAGCGACTTCATCCGTGCAAGGTCACTCGGCTATAAGCCAAGACAGCGGCTCTCAGACACGGAACTGGACGGATTGAGGCAGCTTGCAACTTGTAGGACGGACATGGTGAACTTCGCCAACGCCCTGCACGGATTGACCGACAACGAGAAGATAAAACTTTTCCGGCACCAGCCGACCATGCTTGACTGGTACGAGAAAGTGGCGTATGTCACGAACAGTGTCACCGACTTTTTGCAGTCCGCGCAGACGGTCAACAGTTATCCGGCAGGAACAACAAACGAAGAAGCGAAGGAGGAGGGCGCATGATAGCCAAGGCAAAGGCCGTAGCCCACGGCATAAGGGCGATGCTGTATGTGTCGGGAGAATCGAGGAACAAGAAACATCCAGAAAAGATTACCCGTGTATGCGACAACTTCATGCCGCAGGGAATGGACGCGACAGGCATTTTTACGGAAATGAAGTTTGCCACGATGAACCATCCGAATATCAAGAACAACGTCATCCGCATGGAGATAAGCCCGGCGATGGAGCATACCGAGAACTTCACTTTGGACGATTGGCGGCAACTGTGGCAGGACTTCGCCGCCGCTTTCGACATTCAAGAAATCCGCGACAAGGACGGCAAGGTGGTTTCCATGCAGACGAACATATCGGGCAGCAAGTCCTCCATATGGCTGCATGAGGAATCCAACAGCGGAATACCGCATCTTCATGCCATCGTCAGCCGCGTGGACGAGAAAGGGAACATCAACAACGACCACGCCATACACCTACGCGCACAACGGGCGGCGGAAATGATAGCCCGGCAAAGGGGATGGACTACGGCGCAGCACATCCATGAAACCAACATCCCGAAAGTCAGTGCTGACTGCATGGAAGCCTTGCGTGAGCTTGACAAGTGGTCATGGGACGGCTACCAAGAAAGGCTTACCGCCAAAGGCTATGAGCTATATTTGCGCAAGGACAAAAAGGATGTAATACGTGGCTATGTACTTCTCAAAGGTAACACGAAGTTCAAAGCATCGGAACTTGGAAAGGGGCGCAACCTGACCGCATCCCGTATCAAACAGACATGGGAAAAGTTACATTCCGACAAGACGCAACAAGTCCGTCCGGCTACCAAACAACCGGTTGTATCTACACCGAAGCCGTCCGTTCCCAATGGTACGCGACAAAAGCCACAGCCTGTTATACGGCAGAACAATCCGATATTCGAGAACTACACGACCTATAAGCCGAACAGTCAGCCTACGGAGTTTGAGCATGACGGCAAGACCTACAATCGTTATCTCCCGGACAAGGTACTTGACTTCTTCAATGATGAGTTCGACTACCGGGAACTGGCCAACTGGCAAGACTTGCAGAACTTGGCGATGGCTTACTTCACCTTGATAACATCACCCTATGAGGTGACATCGGGCGGCGGTGGCGGCGGTTCACAGTCAGACTTGAAATGGGGACGCGATCCGAAAGAGGACGAGATTGAGTTTGCCCGAAGATGTGCACAAGCCGCTTCAAACAGAATCGGCAGGCATTCCAAAGGCGGAATAAAACGCAAATGACAACCTAAAAAACAGCAATGCAATGAAACAACCAGATACGGCGGCTCTCCGAGAGCGGCTTGCCAATTATACACCCGAAGATGAGTTGGAACAGGACAAACAGGAACTTGAAGGACTGCTTCAGGAAGTCAATTACCAGCTAATCGAGCTTCGCAATCTGCTGAAAGAAGTCAATGCGATCAAAGAAGAATTGCACGGCATACACGGCAGTTTGAAGCATACCGTCCAACGGGAGCGGACAGCTTTTAATGCCTTGGTTGCGGCAAAGGACAGTGCGGACAATATCGTAAACGGCATCAACCGTGCCATTGTCAAGGCGGAACAGCACACCGTCATCCGTGCAGAAATCGGCACCGATGAAATGGAGAAAGTGCATCAATGCACAGTCCAACACATCAAGGCCGAAAAAGAACTGTTGGAGAAGCACAGCGTTAAAATGGCCAAACACCTCCAAAGCAATGAAGGAATTTGGCTCTCTACATATTGGTTTACTTTTTTTGTAATTATACAGTTCATTTTCTGCTTAGCTGTAGGCATATGGGCTTGGTTAAAATGAAAGAACTTCAAAATATGGTAATATATGGAAAGCATAGAAATTGCCATTGTAGTTGCTATAAATTGGAGCATATAGAACTACCATCTGATTCATTTTCAAATTTTACCGTCTTAATAAGATTAGCCCAATCTCTAAACTTCATTTCTGGTAAATTTCCATAATATTGCTGCGTAATTTTTATCGCTTCTAAAGTATGCGGAGTTTCTGTATCAAGAAGTGGTCGTAACTTTTTTAAAAGACCATTATCCGTTATCTTCAGAATCTTGCCATTGCTTGGAATGCCATATCTTGATGTGGAATCGTTTGTTGGTTTCCCGAAAAAGGAATCAATATTACGAAAAAATGACACAATATCTTTCCTTTTAAAAAGAACAGGTGTGTCTCCATTTTTGAGATTCTTCTTTAGAAATTCCCCTGAAACGACCTCTTCTTGAAAGAAACTACGAGAATAAAAAGAAACACTTTTCCTCTCGTTCAAACGTTGTTTCGCAATATGATGATTCCAGCAAACAAGTACATCATTAATTCTATCATAACCTAAAAACACAAACGGGATGATAGAATGTTTTATCTCATCAAAATCTTCCTTTACAGGTAATTGTGCCCTTGTAGTATCTGGTCTTGTTTTGAAATAAGCCGATGATAAATTCTTTACATAAACATAGTAATCTTTTCCTCCAATTTCCATCAAGAAAGGTTGTATCCCTTTTTTGTAAATGAAATCAGGTGCTGTCTCAAGTACATTTAACATAAGTTGCAGCAATGTTTCAGGTAAGACTTTTTCCGTTCTCATATCTTATAGACTTTTTATCAGTTTGCTATTGGGAAAAATTTCAGATGGTACACCAAGTGGAGTGACTTTTGACAAATCACAGTCATAATGAATATCAGAAATTTCTGCTGGTATTGAACTATTGTCAAGAGACGGAATATCCTTGCAATTATATTTATGTGTCACATGCTAATGCGTAATCAAAACAATACTCGCAGGCTTTTTCGAAATCCGACCCTAGTGTTTTTGAAATCATATCAGCAAGTTGAAAACGAAGTTCTGCATTCTCTAAGTTTGGTTCAATAGCATCCATTAAATCCAAAACCGTTTTTCCAACTCCAGATTGTTGTACACATAATGACGCTATTACAACAATCGAACTTTCATTTGGTGTTAGTTGATTATGCGAGAATCTGTGTACCCTATTAATACGAGAAGTACTTTTCACTTCCAGTTTGTCTGTCCCATCATTAAAGTCAAAAATATCTGAGGTAGTCGTATGCCATGACTTTACAAGGTAGCTTGGGTTAGATGAGTGCTCTATAACGAATAACTCTGCCCATAATCCTTGTATAGTTTTTATCGGAGGTCTCGAAAAACGCCTAAAAAGTTCTACAAGTTTCTGAATTTCATTTAATAAATCCTGTTGGCTTGGGAAATCGCCAAGTTTTTCAAGGACAATACACACGACATCTAAAAAATACTCTATATAATCTATCTGTTTTGATTTTAGCGTGATAACTGTATAATGGTTTTCATTTACAAATTTTGATTCAGTATCTTTTTTAAGCCGACATAATTCATTGAACTGAACAGTGATAAGTTCGAGGTTAATATTGGGTGCATTATCTGTAATTGAACTTCTTATAAAGAACATAGGACGATCATCGATTCCAACACCAAGTTTATGTGTCTTAGAGAATGGCACATTTATCACTGTATAGCAGTTGGCAGATTGAGAATGGCTGCCCATCAGTTTTTTATATTGTTGATATATTGATTTTCTCATCATTTAACCTTCTGTTTCAACATAGTTAATAGCAAAATCTTCTGGATAATAAATCGCTAATGTATATGCTTCTCTGCCAGACCAAATAACAGAGTCACATTTGAGTTTTACTTTGTGAATCTGTATGGTTAATGAATCTTCAAATTTAATCGCAGCATCTCCTGGATATACGGAACTTGATGTCGTTGAACGCCCCGAATGCAAATTTACAAGGCGTTGCGTGTCCTCATTGAATGCACGTAAACGAGCTTCTCTACTTGCATATGCCATATGTATTATATATCCATGTGTCAAAGGTGTATTAGTTTTGGTACTCAAATATTTGACATATCTTAGTGTTGCTTGTTTTCGTGCAGCATCTGGCATATTCTGAAATTTAAACTCTGTCAAGAATTCAATAAATTCCTGAATAGGTACTTTTATGTATGCATGGTTTCTATCTTCTGTTCCGTAATCTTTAAAAAGTTTCCATTCTTGATGGGAAGTAAGAAAACTTTCAACGAACGAAATATTTTCAGGGATAGCCTGAAAAGCATTCATTTTACGCCAACCTGACAACTTCGTAGTTACGGTATCTTTTGAAAGAATATTCTTTCTTGTTGCGTTCAGCCTATTAGATATTAAAAGTAGTCTTTCTACATCTTCAAGACTCTTGTTCTCAAGCAACCAATTACGCATTTCCTCCTCATGTTCAACATATTCTCTATACTCAATGATAACTTCATAAGGCAAGAAAACACGACACGACCAAAGATAATTCTTTTTGTAACCAAAGAAACGGCATCTTTGCTGAATCGTATCTGCAGTAGATTTTCCTACACTATAGCGAGGCATATATGTAACAGCAAGGTGTTCAACCGTAAAGCCACGGTTCAACATATCTGCGCCAACCAATATGTGAGAACAACTCCCAGACCAATCTATTTCCTTGTTTTCTCCTTGTCTTTTATTTCTACTAATTACAAGCTCAATGTTCGTATCAAGAATGATATCATAAACATAATGCCATATTTCTTCAAAAGATGGATATGGTTCATTGTATTTTTCATACAAACGAATAGCTTCTACATAATTTTCATGAAATGAACTTCGGAGTTCCTGATAAGCCGGATCTGATTCTCCATATGCCAACATATTTGCCCAAGCATCTATCAAGTTTTTTATCCATCCATAAAATTTTTGACTTGCATCTTGTTCTCTGTCTGCATGTACCATCATAGACAAGAATGATTCTTTCTGTTTGATATATACAATGATTGCCACGCCCATAATATGAAGTTGCAATGCATTTATCAAAGAGTCCGGACAGTTTGTCAAGTCATTGTGTTTTGAATGGTATACTTGATCCTGCTTTATGGTTATTATCAAGCCTGGCTCATCTACAAAAAAGGTTTTACCACCTGTATATCCTTTCCCTGGTGTTAATACTGTGTGATTTTTAGGTGAAAGCAAATCCATGATACTTATTAGTAGTGGACCTTGAGGTGTTGCCGTGTATTGCACATAGGAGTGATTTTCCAATGCGCTACGGAGTTTCAGAATACTACTGTAAGTCGTTGTATATTCATCATCTTCCCACTCCTCTGATTTGCTGTTTTTATAGGCGTAGCCATTTAAACTGGCTTGGTCTGCTTCATCATCAATGATAAGAACCCCAGATTTAGCAATTGTGTTCTTTAATTGAATATTATTGAACATTGTCGCCAGTTCAGTAATGTACTTGTGATGTTTTAGAACAGTTATCAAAATCGTAGGCTTAGTGCTCATGGAAAGAGCATTGCGAATACGTTGCGAGTCATCTTTTGTAGGATTCTCAAACAACTTATAGTGTTTGGCATTTACACTGCCATTGATTAAATCAGTTCTTAATCGTTTTGTTGTTTGAGAAAGAAGATTATTCTTTGTCCCTGCAAAATATATAATAATCCTATAGCCGTTGTCATGTGCAAGTGCAGACAGTGTCGTAAATGACATCGTTTTACCACTTTGAACATATCCGACCACTAGATTTGTTATAGATTGACTTTCTCGTTTATTAGGATTTGTACACTTGGATAATATATCTATTGTTTCTTTTTGAAGCACGTCAATCCCTTCACTATCTACTTTAGCTTTTAATCTCGATAGCAAGTCAATGGTCATTTCTCCAATAATTGGAGTAAAACCTTCTTTTTTATTTTGTAAAATTTCTATTTCCATTACATCTGTAATATACCTTGGTTAAATAAGATTCTGACATTGGAAGCATATTTCGTTCCTCTGTCTGGTGCCATAATCTCAGCCAGTGTTAATGCCTTAAAAATAGTGACTATTGGCGTATAGTCTTGCCCCTTTTTGAACTGATCAAAGCGAGTAAAGAAAGGATGGGCGAGATTTATTTTACATACTATAGGCGCAGCTTCGGATTCTGTGTTTTCTTCATCGGGATTCATAACAACAGAATATAAAGAATCGGCCTCGGTTTCTGTCACAAGTTCTATTTTTAGGATATAGTTTTTCCCATTATATTGGAATGTTTCACTACAACTATCAAGAGCTTCTGCCTTTATGATCTTTTCTTCATTTTTTTGGATATACTGAGTATTGTTTACATTGCTTTCTACAGCACTAACTTGTCTCGAAAGTTGTTTCGGCTTTGACTTTTTTTCCAAATCTTTTTTTATGGTCTTGGATATCTTTTCATAATGCTCTTTCCCTCTCTGTCTATAGTTGTCAGTTTGACTAAGGAGGCTTGGTTCATCTGCTTTTAGTTCATCTCTAATGCCTTCCATGAGCATATATAAGTCTTCTTCCTCTCTGAAACCATTTTTATTGAAAGAAACTTCAAAACCTTCTAGCTCTAACTCTCCAAAGAGCCTCCTATATCTAAAACTACCAGATTGTCCAAAAAGTACTGAAGGAAAATATCGTTCATCTCCACCTCCAACAATTACTCTACCACGCCGCATTAGTACTAATCCATTTGCTCCATTTTGAATCTTATCTAAAATAGCAATGAATCCTTTTGCTTTATAACCATCTATTTCAAAATCGATTTCTTTTTTCCAGAGGATATTTTCTCCATCTGGTGTCTTGTAAAAAGGTGCTTTTAGTATATTATAATTAGGTGCTTCCAACAGAGTCTCGTTGACAAATATCTCCACTTCGCCACTGCGTAAAAAATTACGGTAAATGCTTGACAGATGCCTCTTGATTTTATCCATCTGCATTGGTTTTGGCGCATTCTCGGATAAGTCTGTTAAAATTATTTCAGTATAATGAGAATCTTTCATTTTGGGCTGCTCTATTACAACAAGTTCTTCTCTTTCTTCTGCAGTGACTTTTCCCAAATCAAATTCTGTGAATCTTTCAACCATCTCTCCAAGAGCTTTTGTACGAACGCTCCACTTGTTCGAAAGCCATACAGAAGCTGTTTTCATTCCCATTCCAAACTCATTTAGCCCTGTGTCATCCAGAGGTATATGTGCAGGTTCAAAGGCCCTCTCATAATTTTGGGCGTCTATTCCTGCAGCATTGTCACAAATAGAAATGCTTCTATTTGTCCAATCTATAGTTATATGTACCTTTAATTTATAGTTACTGCCATCAGTTTCTAATAACTCTTTTTTGTGGTCGATAAAACTTTGGACGGCATTGTCTACATATTCTCCTAGCGTATTTGAGACTGTGTTGTTAAGATTCCTAAATGTATTGTATACATTCGGTTTCAACGCGATGGAAACTCTTTCTATTTGTTTCATGATAAGCGAATCAAGTTTTCTGCAATACGTTTCACGACTTCCACATTTACAGCATTCCCGAAAGCTTTAAAAGCACTGGCAATCGTATCAGGATATTCTTTTAAATCACCCATACACTGGAGTCGTGCACCTTCTTTTCTTGTCATATATCGACCTTGTTCTCCATTGGGAGTGACAATCCAAGGGATAATTGGAATTTGGGTCGTAGTAAGTACAAGTGCTGGAGAATATGTAGGCCGTTTTACTCTTATCCCGGATGGCCGGAATTGCACAATCTTTGTGTATAGATTAGGGTGTTCCTCGGCTCCACAATTCCATTCAAACTTTTGATGACTATTCTCAAAACCTGGCTTTCGAATATCTGCTATCCATTCATCAATCCAAGATTTATTCTCTTGATAAAATTTACGATTCAACCTAATAAACATTTTCTTCCAATCAGGGAACTGTCTTGCTTTTCCTTTGGGTTTACCTTGTGCATAAACAGGTAATTTTAGCAAATAATCATCCTTTGAGTTTCCGGTAATTTCTTCTCCAAATTTACCTTTCTTTCCTCTTAGTTGTTGGTTTTGTTGATAATAAGGTGCCGCACCCTCATAGTTGTATGTGGCACCAAATTCCATTGCCCATATAGGAAATGTTGGAAGTTGACATTTATTCTCATTGAGTAAATCTAAGAACTTCTGCCATGCAGCCATATGATCTTTAGTTATTTGGCGCAAAGACATATAGTCTGAATCGTCAGGAACAAGGATATCATTGATATTGCATTCCGGCCTCTCCGTATGTTCTGGGAAATTAAATCCTACTAATCCTCCTTTTGATTTAAGCCTGCCAACTATGTATATTCTTGTCCTATGCTGTGGAATACCAAAATAATGCGGAGAAATAATGTCATCTTGAATATCATAAAGTTGTGACAACGTACTATAAATCACTTTATATGTATTTTTGTTGTCGTGAGACTTCAAATTTGGTACATTTTCAAGAAACACAAATTCTGGTTTTTTGCATTCCAATATTTCCCATATTTTATAGAAAAGGTTTCCTCTTCTTTTTTGGTCATCAAATCCTTGTTGCTTCCCTGCTTGCGAGAAAGGTTGACAGGGAAAACCAGCGCAAAGGATATCGTGGTCTGGGATATCTTTTGTTATATCTATTTCATTGATGTCGCCACTGCATTTCATGCCAAAATTTCGTTCGTATAAAGACTGAAGTTCTGGTTGAATCTCGCTAGCAAAAACACATTCGCAACCCAATTTCTCTAAGGCTAAATGAAATCCGCCTAATCCGGCGAACAAGTCTATGAATTTTAGTTTTGCCATTATAATTTCCTTTTTACTCCTTGCGTTTGCACTGTATCTCGCAATAAATCTTGAATTGTTACTCCCAAATGTTGTGCTATTTGGATAAGCGTTTCCAAAGGTGGTTGAGATGTATTAGTACACCACTTTGAAACAGTTGAAGGGTTAACACCCAGTTGTTCTGCCAACCATTTGCTTGTGCGTTTTTGCTCTACAAGAACCAACTTTAAACGATTTATATCTCCCATCTTTATAATTTTTGCTCCAAAGATAATGAATATTTATCACTTAAATTCCTGTTGGTAACTTTTTAACATGTTGTAATCGTCATAAAAACGAAATGGATTTGCGAGTGAGTATATAATATTAGTTTGTTATTGTATTGTTACCCAAGATAATACTTATTAGACTATATATTTAATTATAAGATAGTTAAGTTGTATATTTATCTTGGAGGGAACAATACGCCGGTGCAAACTATCGGAATACCCGTTGCCGGGCTATCACGCCGTTCCCAAAATGTATATTTCGGCGTATGAGGCCGCTATGGAACGCAGCACGGGCAAACTCTGTTCTGTCGTCAATATGGGAACAGATTACAGGGGTGGAAACAATCAGGCGGATTGGGACGGAACGTATCGTTCTGTTCTTGGGCGTCCGGTTACAGTCAAGAGCCGCACGGCTTTCCGCAATGCAGCCCGCCTCCGTAACGCATCGGCGACGAACGAATGGAATTGCCTTGACTACAACGCATACAAGGCCGTATTTTGGCTTTACTATGTGGAGTACGCCAACCGTAACTGTCAGACGGCATTCAACGCCCAAAAGGACACAAACGGCTTTGCACAAGGCGGCCTCGGCAACGGAGTAACCAACACCCCGGATTGGAACGGATTTAACGGTTATTATCCGTTTGTCCCTTGCGGTTATACCGATGAACTCGGCAACGCTTCGGGCGAGGTTGCATACGTCATGCAGAACGCCGAGGGAGGTACACACGGAACGGTATATGTTCCTCGCTACCGAGGTATTGAAAATCCGTTCGGACACATTTGGAAATGGACGGACGGCATCAATATTCAAATCGCCTCGGCTGCTGACGGCGGGACATCAAAAGTATATGTTGCTGACGACCCCACAAACTACAACGACAGCAACTACAACGGCTACACTCTGCGAGGAGAAGAAGCCCGAACCGAAGCATACGTCAAAGAACTTGTCTTCGGTGAGTTCGGCGACATCATGCCAGCGGTGGTGGGCGGCGGTTCAACAACCTATTGGGCGGACTACCACTATACCAACATTCCTGCATCGGGTACAGTTCTTCGTGGTGTCCTGTTCGGCGGTGATGCGAATCACGGTGCGAATGCGGGCTTCGGCTATGCGGCTTCGTCTTACGCCCCCTCGTATACGGGTGCGTACATCGGCTCTCGCCTTTGCTTTATACCCAATTTGTAAATAATTTAATAATAGATAGTTATGACGTAAGATAGAAAAGGTTGGTCGTTCTTCGTGGTGTCCTGTTCAGCGGTAATGCGAATAACGGTGCGAATGCAGGCTTCAGCTATGCGAATTCGAATAACACCCCCTCGAATACGAATGCGAACATCGGCTCTCACCTCTGATTTTCATAGGTTAATAAGAAACAAAATATAGAACGACGACCGTGCCTCTTGGCAAAAAAACACGAACCACAAAAAGGTGCTGGTAGGGAAACCGACGGCTCCAAGTATGAAAAGCAAAGCAATGAAACGGATAGGGAATTTATACGAAAGGATTATCGCAGTAGAAAACCTCCAACTCGCCGACCAAAAAGCGAGACGGGGAAAACTGCGTTCTTACGGGGTACGTCGCCACGACAAAAACAGGGAAGCCAATACCCTCGCTTTGCACGAAGCACTCAAAAATAAGACGTTCAAAACATCAAAGTACGAAACATTTATCATCAAAGACCCCAAAGAGCGGGAGATATATCGGCTGCCGTATTTCCCCGACAGAATCGTTCATCACGCTATAATGAACATTCTCGAACCAATATGGGTTTCGGTGTTCACGACGGACACGTTTTCTTGCATCAAAAATAGGGGTATAAACGGGTGTATGCTGAAAGTAGATAAAGCGTTGAAAGACGTGGAGAACACCCGATATTGCCTGAAAATCGACGTTAAGAAATTCTATCCGAGTATCGACCATGATGTGCTGAAACAAATCGTGCGCCGTAAAATCAAATGCCCGGACACGCTGGCTCTACTCGACCAAATCATAGATAGTGCCGCCGGTGTCCCTATCGGCAATTACCTGTCGCAATATTTCGCCAACCTGTTCCTCGCATACTTTGACCATTGGATAAAAGAGGAGGTCGGTGTCAAATATTATTTCAGGTATGCCGACGACATGGTTTTTCTGCACAAGGACAAGGCGTTCCTGCATGATTTACTCACACAGATAGATGCCTATCTCCGTGACAACCTGCATTTGACGATAAAGGCAAATTACCAGGTATTCCCTATCGCTAAAAATCGCAGCGATAAGCACGGGCGGGGGCTGGATTTCGTCGGGTTCGTTTTCTACCACGAACACAAGCTAATCCGCAAGAGCATCAAGAAGAATTTTTGCCGTGCCGTTGCCCGGCTTAACAAGCAGCCCAACCTATCTGCCAAAGACTACAAACAGGGAGTGTGCAGTTGGCTCGGCTGGGCAAAACACAGCAATTCCAAACATTTATTGAAAACCATAATTAAACCGAGTTTCTATGGCAATCTATGACAAAAAGCCCTCTATCTACGAGGCAAACGGGGACGGTTCTTACACCTACCGTTGGGACATTAAAGAAGTCGAAATACCCGCCGGAGCTGACACGGAGGAAACCACAACGAAATGGGAGTGTCAGGAGGTTGTCGTGTGGGGTACGGTAACGAGCGACAAACTGACCGAGGCCGTAATCAACCATTTATGGCCGAGGGATTACGAGCAGAAACTTATCAACGAGTACAACGCTGCGACAATGGGGATATACGGGGCTAAATCGAGTACCGATGCCCAGCCGAAAATCGCTGCATACAAAGCCTTTTTATCCGAGCGGGCAGCTATCAAACGTCAAATCGACGACGATTGTGCAACCCTAAATATCCAGTAATATGGCAAAGCGTTTCAGCGAACTCGGTATCAAGCAGCAGGACGACCGCAAGATTTTCAACTGCCAACAGGTGTCTATCACGGACGTTCTGAACAGCGAAATAGAAGTTATCGACTTTATCCCCGGAATGAAAACACAACACGGGGAAGGTCGGTATCTCATTAAGTTCACGCAGAACGGTACGGAGGGTAAGTTTTTCACAAACTCATCCGCCATTAAAAGTGTTCTCGATCAAATTCCTAAAGAGGAATTTCCGTTTATAACCACAATCCGCTGCACCAAGTGTGGCAACGGGAAGATATACCAATTTACGTGATGAAAATTCTCCATAACAACATCGAAATACTCAACATACAGGTCGATGACAGCAGCTACCGCTATCGGGCTATAAAGGGCGACCATAATCTGACGCTCTATTTCTCGCTGGCGGAACACGTCGAAATACCTGTCGGGGCGTATTGTGTCTATGAGAACGAGACCTACACGCTCGAAAAGCCCGAGAGCCTGACGATGAAGCACAGCCGCTATTTCGAGTACACCGTCGTATTCGATTCACCGCAGGCAAAGGCGGGCAAGTGGAAATTCAGGAACCCCGTAGATAGACGGCTGAAATTCCCGCTGACGGCCAAACCTATCGAACACCTGCAAATGTTCGTGGATAATATGAACCAGCGGGACAGCGGTTGGACTATCGGACGGTGCATTGACGCTCCCGAAAAGACCATATCGTACAATCATGCGTATTGCATCGACGCACTATCCCAAATGGCTGATGAATGGGAAACGGAGTACGAATTTGTCGGTAAGCAGGTGTCGTTGTGGAAAGTCGAGTACAACAGGGACAACCCGCTGCCGTTATCGTATGGTAAAGGGAACGGATTTAAGCCCGGCATCGGACGCTCCAACTACGAAGATTCTACGCCTATCGAAATTCTATATATTCAGGGCGGGGAACAAAACATCGACGCCAGCCAATACGGAAGTTCCGAATTGCTGTTGCCCAAAAGCCAAACAATCCGGTTCGACGGTGAACACTTCGAAGGCGAACAGGGATTTGACAGCAGTAAGGCTCGAACCTATCAAACGGATGCGGACGGGTTCTCCATACGCCGTGCCGATAAACCGTTATCCTCACAGGCAGAAGATAGCCTCGATTGTTCGGAAATATACCCCTCCCGTGTGGGGACAATAAGTGCCGTTACGGTGGTTGATGCCAGCAAGCATTTTTACGACATTGTAGATAGCAGCATACCGGCATCGCTGAATTTCGAGGACTGTCTGATTGAGGGCGAAACGCTGACAATTATTCCACAGACGGGAATGTTGGCCGGAAAGGAATTCGAGGCAAAGTATATCCACAATGCCAAAGAAGGGAAAGCCGCCCGCCGGTTTGAAATCGTCCCGCAGGATATAGACGGACAAACGATGCCAGGCGGAAATTATATCCCCCAAGTCGGAGATACATACGCCGTATTTCATTGTATGCTGCCTGCAGCGTACATCTGCGACAACGCCACAAAAACCGGAGCATCGTGGGACATGTTCCGGCAGGGGGTGAAATACCTGTACGATAACGAAGAACAGAAATTCACGTTCACGGGCGAATTGGACGGGATATGGGCGAAGAAAGATTGGCTCAATATCGGCGGTATGATAAAGTTGGGCGGGTTCGTTCAATTCTCCGACGAGCGGTTCCAGCCGGAGGGAGTGCTTGTCAGGATTATCGGGATAAAGGATTACATCAATAATCCCCACAGCCCCGAAATAGAATTGTCAAACTCTACCGTCGGGCGAACGGTATCGAGTGATCTGCGGAAAATCGAAAGTAACGAGGTGGTTATGGATACCCTCCACAAAGAGGCTTTGCAGTTCACCAAACGCCGGTATCGGGATTCTATGGAAACTATCGAAATGTTAGGCGATGCCTTGCTCGATAATTTTTCGAACTCCATAAACCCCATAGCCGTAAAAACTATGGCTATGCTTATCGGCGACAAGAGCCTGCAATTTGAGTTCGTCAATAGCATGACGAACCCGTCCCCCGTTGTCCATAACGTAACGTACAATCAGGCGACAAAGGTGCTGTCTGTTCCTGCCGGTATCATCCAGCACTACACGCTCGGCATCGACACCATATCGTCAAGCCATGCAGCCGACGAGTATAAGTTTTGGTCGCTCCCCGCCTTTACCACGCCGACGCTGACCGACGGAACAAAAAAATACTACCTCTACGCAAAAGTCAGCAAAACGGCCAAGACCGGCACGTTTTACATCAGCGAACAGGCTATCGCAATGGAGGGCGTGGCCGGATATTATCACTTGCTCATGGGCGTACTGAACAGCGAGTATGACGGAGAGCGCAGCTACGTTTCTCTATACGGTTTTACGGAGGTATTGCCGGGGCAAGTCATAACGAACAAAGTGGCATCGGCCAACGGCAAGAATTTCATGGATTTTCTGAACAATGCGTTCCGCATCGGCAATGACAAGACCTACATAGATTGGAACGCCTCAGTCGCCAATGTGCTGTCGATGAAAAATGCGACCATACAGATTGCAAACACCGCAGGGCAAACGATGATTTATTTCAGCGGCGTGGACGGTTCCGGCCAACTCGCCAAAGGGAACATCACATGGGATTCTGCTGGAAACATCAAAGCCAACGGAGGAACATTTACAGACATACTGATACAAGGTTCTCTCCGCTCACCGTTTGTCAGGGAAACTGATTCTATCGTGATAGGCGGCAAACAATCCACTCACGACAACGTAGTGCCGATTGCCTCCGGCGGCGGTTGGGTTACAGTTGGTACTTTGGAATGGGGAGTAGAACAAAGCGGTAGGCGTATGTGCATCGCCAATTATAGGTGGGGCAGTGAAATTACAACGGGATCGATAGAATATTCGGCTCCAAGTGGCAAGTATTTCTATGAAGACGGAACACAAAAAAAGGCCATATCGCTATCTCGTGAGTGTGTAGAGTTGATGGGATATGGTACATCGACGCAGTTTTATGGCTGGATTGTATTGAACCGAATCAATTTGATGACCACATCAAAATACGGCAGAAAATTGAACGTGCTTGCCCAAGGTATTGTAACCGGATATTCATCGGGAGCATCTATTAGCTACAAGTCATACGACAATGCAAGTACATTGAGCGTAAGCCGTCAAGGAACAGGGAAATACCGAGTAAATTTTCCGTCAAATTGGGGGCTGATAACCGGGAGTTATATCGTGATGATGACCGGATATGGCAGCGGTCTGATGAAAGCTACTTTACTCGAAGCTGGAACGTCGTATTTTATCGCAGAGGTCAGCGATGATTCCTCCGCCAATGACGGTTCATTCATGTTTCAAATCATCAACCTTAATGATTGGCTCGTGCTTTAATTTTTGCGCAATAATGATTATAATACAATCACTTTATTTACCTTTGCCTTATCATTAAAAACAAAACGATATGCAGGAAAAAATCGAAAAGGGTATCGGGTGGCTTCAAAAGCTACTCCACTTGCAAGAGAAGTTCGGCTTCTTCTCCATTTTGAAAAGTTTATTTATCCTACTAATCACGGGATATGTCGTATTTTTTGCCCTGAATCCTCGTTACCTGCTCGACAAAATGGAACAGGTGCAAACAGAGCAACACAACGACGCTGTATCACGCCGTATGAGTGCCGATGCAAATATACGGATGATATTTAACCGCATACTACCAACGCTCGATGCTGACCGGGTCTGGCTCATCGAACTACACAACGGAGCGAAAAATCTCACTACGGGATTGCCATTCCTGTACGGCGATATGCGTATTGAAGCGGTTTCCGACGGTGTGCTGAATGTAGATGAAGAATATACCGATTTCAGTTTATCAAAGTACCCTTTTATAGCTAAAATTTTCGAGGACGGATATTTCTACGGACATATAGAATCAATGCGTGAATTTGACGAACGGCTTTATTACAAATTCAAGTCCAACGACGTAAACGAGATAGCCTTACTTGCCTTATATCAAGGTGATAAACCGCTCGGCGTATTGGGAATATCATTCTGCGGAGATAAACAAATGGACGCATCTGCCGTAGGGAAAACTATCCGAAAGTGCGGAGTTCAAATCGCAACATTACTATCCAACTAACTATCTAAGATATGAAACTTACACTCAAACGAATTGCCCTGAAACCGGCCTACACTATCGGCCATTTATATATCGACGGGCAGAAAGTATGCGACACTATTGAGGACACCGTGCGAGACCTGAACAAAAACGGGGTCTTTGACAACGGGGAAAAGAAAGTGTACGCCGAAACCGCTATCCCATACGGGACATACGACATCACGCTGAAAGTACAGTCGCCGAAGTACAAAGACAAGGCGCAGTACAAGTTCTGCGACGGATACTTGCCGAGACTGCTTGACGTTCCCCATTTCGACGGCATCCTAATCCACATCGGGAACACGGCAAAGGACAGCGCAGGATGCATCTTGGTCGGCGAAAACAAAGAGGTCGGCAAGGTACTGAACTCGACGGCCACGTTCCGTAAGGTGTACGAGATACTCAAAGCAGCCTCCGACAGAGGGGAGCCTATCAAAATCGAAATCGTATGAGAAACGTGAAGAAAAAGAAACCGACCTACGAACAGATTGTAGATAGGGCATATATCATAGCTTTGACAGCATTAGCATTGGCTTTCCTATCGTTCATGCTGTCGCTTGGATGAGTTGCCAAACAAGCGAGGTCGCAGCCACTATGAGTGCCCCTACTGAAATCCAAAAGGCTCGACGGGCATATTTGATATTGGATTCTTTCACCCTATTATCAAGTTGCCTGTCCGCTTCCCTCTTTCCGATTTCTTCGAGGGCATGGCCGCAATCGGCGTAAATAGGACTGAGGTATTGGGGCTGAGTAATATGGAAATCGCCACCGCTGATTCCGACCCCGACATGCTCATTCGAGAACAGCCGGTATATACGAGGCCAATACTCCCCGGATAGTTCCTCGCCTTTTTCGCAAGTAACTTCCGAATGCCCCGCCGCAATGTATTCGATTACAGCCATAAGCGACTGATAAAACTCCTTTGTTTCCATAATGACACAAAAATAACAAACAAACATGAAACGACTTCAAATTATAGTATTTTTTATAATCCTGCTGGCGGTAGTCGGCTGTTGCCCGACCCGCCACCTTACCTCCTCTACACAAGACAGCGTGCGGGTGGAAACAGTTGTCCGTACCGAGTATATCCCTGACACGGTGTTTGTCGAGGTTCCGATTGAAAGCGAGCGTCAGACAGTCCGAGATACAACGAGCCATTTGGAAACGTCATACGCCGTTTCTGACGCTCGAATAACTCCCGACGGGGCATTGTTCCACTCGCTGGCAAACAAGCCGCAGAAAAAGCCCGTACCGACCGAAAAAGAGGTAGTCTACCGAGATAGTCTTGTGTATAGGGACAAAATTGTAGAAAAGGCCGTACCGGTCGAACGAGAATTGACATGGTGGCAACAAACACAGATGAGAGGCTTTTGGATTGTGCTGGCAATTATTGTGGTCGTGTATCGGAAAAAGATTTTTGCCGTTGTCCGGCGATTTATCTGATTGAACAACAAACAATATTCTAAACCGGAACCCCTGTCCATATCAAAAACTTTGTTTATATTTGGGGCAAAATATTGTAATATAGCGTTTGCTATTGTTTTGAGGTTTAGGAAATCGCCAATTTCATCGAAGCCCTTAAAAGCAATGGTAGATGCCTGCGTATATGCGTGGGCATTTTCCTTGTTAGGGCTTCAGGTGTTTGGCGATACCTCTAAACCAACAGGAATGCCCACGCTTCTTTTGCGTGCGCTCTGTCAAGGCGATAGTATCGCCAAAACGACAAAATATGGGCGCATTCTTCTATTTCATATTATTCGGGTTGGTTGTCGCCGTTATCGGCGGCGTGTTGCAAGGCATCCACAACTCAAAGCGTCAATCCCCACCTCCTCTAAACAAAAAATTTAGCCTCGGAGGTTCAATCACACGGGAACAATTATCCCATATTCAAGCAGAGAACCGCAAGCGTGGAACAGCTCTCCAACATTGTGTAGAACTCAACAACAGGGGTATTGCCTATGAAAAAATGGGGAAAATAGAAGATGCCATAGCCACGTATGAAATCAATATATCCATCGGTTATACAGCCCACCACGCATACAAACGATTGATGATATTATACCGGAAACAGAAAGATTACCACAACGAAAGGCGAGTAATTATAAGGGCGTTAGAGGTATTCCCTGCGGAAATGGAATACCTCGACCGGTTGAGAAAAGTCGAATATTTAATCTTAAAATCAGGTATATAA